GATTGACTTGTCTTGATAAGGTCCATCGACTTCTAGGTTTTGTGTGTAGTTTTGGTGTTTCATTATTCGCTTTCAGAGTTAAATTGTGTAAGGGCTTCTTCGCAGATGTGATCCACGATGGACTGCATCAGAAGGTGGGCGATGTCAACCTTATCGCAGTAAGCATTGACCAGATTCATGCACGCAGGGAAGTCTGGCGCTTCCCCGTGGTTTAGTTCTTCGGGTTCGTATTCGAGAAAGCAGACGAGAGTTACACCTTCTACTTCGCACTTAAATCTGAATAAAGTTTCTAGCATTTCGTTTGCTCCTTAGCATTGATTGTTGATATGCCGATCATACATTATTTGACTCAGTAGTCAAGACCATACAACTTACTCAACCATTACCACAATACAATAGACCCTGACAGGGTGTAGTTTCCCTGTCGCTGTGGCTTATGTCTCCGCAAGAGTCGCAGTTGCCTTGATAGGGGTAGGGGTCAAACCTTACCCCTTTTTTTGTCTGTCTTGTTTAACTTGTCAATTCTAGGTTAACATAGTCAGCATGAACTACATAACCGAAATCATAGAACGCGCTGACAAGGCGGGGTTCAAGATGTCCGATATATGCCGTGAAGCTGGCATTGATCAGGCTCAAATGTCTCGCTGGATATCAGGGCATACCGTCCCGCTTATCACCTCAATCGAGAAACTTAAAACCGCCACAGATCGCTTGATCGCATCACGGGTCGAGGCTCTGGGGGTTAAACATGATTAGACAACTTGGGATTGATGTCGGCAACAACGGTGCGATTGCATTGATCGTTGATGGCGTATTGGAGCGTGTCGAAGATATGCCCATCGTCGAGATCAAGCGCGGTAAAACGACAAAGCGCCAAGTGTCTGCGCAAGCCTTGGTCGGTTTATTGAAGGATATGAACCCAACGCACGCAGCAGTTGAGAAGGTTGCCTCAATGCCAAATCAAGGTGTGAGTTCCATGTTTGCGTTTGGACGCTCTGCTGGTGTCATTGAAGGCGTATTGGCAGCGCTCCAAGTGCCTGTGACTTATGTCCAGCCAGCAGTCTGGGCGAGGACTATGAACAAGGGCTATGGCAAGGACGCATCACGCCATCGCGCAATGGAGTTATTCCCTGACAAGCAGGAATGGTTCAAGTTGGTAAAGCACGACGGCAGAGCTGAGGCTGTGCTGATTGCAATGTGGGGGTTGAAGCAGTTATGAACGACGACGAACGCAACACAATGCGCGAGCACATTGTTTGGTTAACTCAGGAGCTGGAGACAACACGCAAGCAATTAAAGATCAGAGACGATCTTCTCTCAGAGTTACTTGATCCAGATCAACTAGGTCACGCAGTAACCAATGAAGTTCGCGGTCGCATCTACACACTTTTGCACTTACAGGAAAAAGAATAATGATCAAACTACGCCCATCGGCAGCTACACGCTGGCTCTCTTGTCCTGCATCTGTGAGGCTTTGTGCAGACATTCCTTACCAGCCAGCAGGAGAAGCTGCGCAGATTGGTACTGCCATTCACGAGGTGGCTGAGACTGCATTCCTTACTAACTCAAGCCCCTATGACTGGGTGGGAAAGACTATCAAGGACATTCTGATCACCGAGCAGAACGCTGACTTTGCAGCAGCTCATGTGAACCACATCAGGGACTTGGAGTTGCGTCTTGGCACGCTCAAGGTCGAGCAGTATGTAACCGTGTACAAGGACAAGGACATTGAGCTGGGCGGTACTGCCGATGTGGTGGCATGGAACGACGAGAAGTCAACCTTAGTCATTGCAGACTTAAAGACTGGCAGAGGTTATGTGGACGCTGACTCAGACCAGATGAAGATATATGCCATCGGTGCGATGCGTCACGCAAAGATTGAATTCAGCAACATCGAGCTGTCGATCATTCAACCGCATCACGGTGAACCACGCACGCACAAGATTACATTCAAAGAATTAAACGACTGGGCATCGACAAGATTAACTCCAGCGATCCAAGCAATCAAGAAGGGCGACACAGAACCCACACCGACAGAAGACGGTTGCCAGTGGTGTCCAGCAAAAGCAATCTGTCCTGCGCAACGCAAAGGCTTTGAGGTCATTGCTGCCACACCAAACCTTGCGGTGATGACTAAAGAAGAGATGAAGTCAGTGGTGGTAACGCTCACACCAGAGCAGATCGCAGACTTACTTGAACGCGCTCCTCTTGTTGAGAAGTTCATCGATGCAGTCAGAGACCATGCAGTCAAACGCATTGAGGACGGTGAAGTCATTAAGGGCTGGCAGATGCAGCCGAAGCGTGCATACCGCAAGTGGATTAACGAAGCAGACGCAAAGAATCAACTTCACGACGCTGGTATCCCTGCGGATCAGTTGGTCTCTAGCGAACTAATTAGCCCATCTGAGGCATCAAAGCTCTTATCAAAAGAGCATAAAGACTTAATTGACAAGCTCACAGCGAAGGTGAGTAGTGGTCTCACCCTTGCGCGAGATTACTCATTAGGTCAATAATCATTCCCCCAAACCGTTGCAAATAAATGCAACATTTTTTTAAACTCGAAAGGCTCAAATGCTTAATCTATCTAGTTCTTCTGGCGGTGGTAATTACATTCGCTTTATGCCAAGTGCAAACGCATGGCTTAACTCAAACAAAGAAGAGTTCACACCAAAAAAGATGGTCATTGACACAGACTCTTTACAAACAGGTTGGATGCACCTCGGAGAAGGCGTGCGCGACTGGCAGCCAGATGTGTCGTTGGGTAAGAAAGGTGCTCAACCCAGTCCAGATCACAAGCGTGGTTTCTCCATTAAGTTCTACAACAAAGAGATGGGCGTTGTTGAGTGGTCAGCAAACGGCACAGGTCCTAACATGGGACTGGAAAAACTGTGGAAAGCAATCGAAGCAGGACAAGCAGCCAACGCAGGAAAGTATCCAGTGATTGAGTACAAAGGCTCGACGCTTGAGAAGATTGGCAAAGGCTCGACACGCATTCCTAACTTTGATGTGACGAGCTGGATCGAGAGACCAGTAGGTATGGATGCGGTGGACGACGGCTCGCAAACATTTGACAGTGACGGCAAGATAACGATGGGTGCTCCAGTTGCTAAAGCAGCACCAGCTCCAGCGAAAGTGGACGACGAAGAAGAAATGTTCTAGGCATTTTGAGTTGCGGGGCTGGCTGAAAGGTCAGTCCCGTTTTTTTTCCTCTAATAAAAACAAGGACAAGAATGCAAGCCGAACAAATAGCGCAAGCGCTTGGCAACGCAAAGAAGGTAGGCGGAGGGTGGCTGGCGAGTTGCCCTGTCAGCTCACACGGTCAAGGCAACGGTGACAGGAATCCAAGTCTCTCAGTTACAGATGCCGAAGACGGCAAAGTCTTATTTAAATGTCACGGTGGCTGTGAGCAAGATCAAGTCTTCGGTGCAGTTAAGGACTACGGTCTGCTGCCAGACTTACCAAACCCGACAGACTTCTTGACACAAATCAAACCGTTACCTAAACAAAATCAAGTCTTAGAGCAGGAGTGGCACTACACCGACGAGGACGGTGTGACTCAGCACATCAAGCAAAGATATAAAACATTCGACGACAAGGGCAAGACATACAAACAATTTAAGGTGGACGAAAACGGCATCAAGCACGCATCAATGACGGGTGCAAACATAGTCCCGTATCAACTACCAGAGATTGAGTTTGCAAGAAAGACAGGCAGAACAGTCTTTTTGTGCGAAGGCGAGAAGGCAGCCGACTCAATCAGATCAATCGGTGCATATGCAACCTGTACACACGCAGGTGCTGGCAGCTTTCCAGAAGATGTCGTTAAATATTTTGTAGGTCTGACCGTGGCGGTCATACCTGACAACGATGTAGTCGGCTGGGAGTACGCAAGGAAAGCAGTCAAGGCTCTCAAGACGGTTACAAAAAGTATCCGAGTGGTTGACCTTGGACTCGAAGAGACAAAAGAAGACGCATACGAGTTTGTCAATAAGTACGGCAAGGGCAAAGAGGACTTGGTAGAGATCACCAAGCAAGTCAAGCCTGTGCAGTCTGAAGATGATGTAACGACTCCTGCAAGGTTGCTTGGTGTTGCTGAGACACCAGTATCGCAAGAGTTGGAGCTGCCCGCAGTCACGCCAGTTAGAGAAGGATTCAAGCTCGAAGCGTGGGACAGCATCGAGGACGAACCAGTCGAGTGGTTAGTTAAGGGTGTTATTCCACAAAGAGCATTTGTGGCTTTATACGCACCGCCAGCGAGTTTCAAGTCATTCTTGGCTTTGGACATTGCGGAGTGCATTGCAACGGGTAGACGGTTCTTAGGCAACGAGATCACAAAGCAAGGTGCAGTGCTATACATCGCAGGGGAAGGGCATGGCGGTATCGGCACAAGGATCAAAGCCCTGAAGATTCACCACAGCACGCCAGCAGGAACTCCAGTCTATTTCTTGAGACGGCAGGTCAACTTAAGAAGCAGTCAGACCGACTTGAAGGACTTGGTGGCAGCCATTGACGACCTCAAAGCAATACATGAGATCAACTTTGAGCTGATCATCATCGACACATTGGCTAGAGCGTTTGGCGGTGGCAACGAGAACGCAAGTGAGGACATGGGTGCATTTATCACTGCTGCTGGCGCTATACAAGGCAAGTACGAGTGCTCGCTGTTAGTCGTCCATCACGCTGGAAAAGACGCAACCAAGGGACTCCGCGGTCACAGCTCACTGCTCGGAGCAGTGGACACAGAGCTGGAGATCATCAGGATTGAGGGCGCTCAACCTCCTAAAGGAATCTTGCACATCTCTAAACAAAAGGACGGGGAAGACGGTCAGCGCATAGGGTTCAGGATGGTCGATGTAACGACTGGATCGAGTGGCGTAATTGGCTTTGAAGAGGTATCAAGCCTTGCAGTCGAACCCGACGACGAGGCAGAAAACGACAGAAGAGAAGCCAACAAACCGCCAGACAAGAAGGGCAAAGGCACTAACCAAAAGCTCGCTTTGAACTCATTGCATGAAGCAATAGCCAAGTTTGGGGAGATGCAAACCATCAATGGGATGCGCAATAAGTGCATAAAACTTGACCATTGGCGCAACGAATTCAAGGCTCGAATTGGTAGTGATGTGTCACCAGAGACGCTAAAGAAGGCTTGGCAACGCATCAAGTTGGACTTGGTGGAAATGCAAAAAGTAACTATTTATGGTGATATGTGCTGGGCTGTGTTTGATGAGCATGAGGACATAAAACAACCCAAATCTTTCGTTGCTTTGGTGAAGAAATAATGAGGTGGGACAGGGACAAATGGGGGACAAATAGGGGACAACAAGAAATGCATTTGTCTACTCCAAAAAGGTGGACAGATGGATGGGGTGTGTATGTATACACCCCATCTGTCCCCCTTTGGATATGTCGCAGTTTTTAGATTTTTAGAATTGGAGAAAAAGATGGTTAAGAAATCGATTGGTAAGTTGGTTAAAGGTATAAAGCAGCCAGATTTCCCAATGAATGCTTTTGATGTATTTATGAATTCGAGGTTGGTTGAGCTGTCTGTGGTGAAGAGAGACCACGAAAAGCGTTGGGGCATCAACAGGTTGATCGAGTTGGTGGACTCAGAGTTTCGGATTAAGTTCTGGACACAAGCAGAGAGAGTGTTCGATGCGTCGAAGTCAAGGGACGAGATGAAGTTAGATCGTGCGGTCAATGGCATGGTCAAGGCTTATGCAGCGTTGGAAGCGTGGGCGGTTGAGCATGGCGTGTCGGAGATGCCAGCGATAGTTGCCGTTGAGCATGAGATGCAAGACGGGTCGGTGATGGTGGTGGTTGGTACACATCACGACGCGACGCTGTATCAGCAGTTCAGACCCGATGTCCAAAACAGACACATCTGGACGATGGAAGAGCTGGAGTTGATCATGGAGTCGCCAGTTCTCAAGGAGACCATGAAGATCAAAGCGTTGATGCCTTGTGCAGCAATGGTTCGGCTGGACAAGGACGCGAACCCATTTCCTGATGGCGGTGCGTCAGGCTTTGATGATGTGAAGTCGGAGGTTTTGACTGGTGAACCTATGGCGAAAGTCTTTGACACCAGCAAGATAGGCAAAAATAGGGCTAATCGGGCTTTGGAGGAGATTTAGATGCTTGTTGATACTTTGTGGTGTGTAAGTGGCTTTGATGCCTTGGAGGGCTTTTAAATGGCTGGTAGACCAAAACGAAAAGCAGATATGGCAGCGCTTGACTTGATGCCACGCGAACACATCATCTCAATGCTTGAGGCTGGACAACCAATCGCTCGCATCTGTTATGCGCTCGGCGTTGGGCGCGTTGCACTTGAAG